TTATTGGTGGGGTTTTTTCTTTACGCTACAATAAAACTAAAATAAATTATTAATCGTGGCAGCTACTATAACAGCAACATTATCAAGTGCTACTGCAAATAGCTATGTCACTTTGGCAGAAGCTAATGATTACTTTGAGACTGTACCAGATTCAAGTACTTGGACAAATAAAACAGATGATCAAAAGAACAGATCTTTAATCGCAGCTACAAGATGGATTGATACCTTAAGTTACTATGGATCAAGATGTGATAATGGACAGGCATTAAAGTTTCCAAGAAATAATTATACGATTGATAATGTGGAACTTACCTGTACAACAATTCCAAATAATATTAAATATGCACAATATGAATTGGCTAGAGCTTTGGCTAATGAAACAGATGCCATGACAGGTAACACAGGAACAGATGGTAATTTATCTGAAGTTAAGTTAGGAGATATACAGGTGAAATACAATACAACAAGTCAGGGTGTTGGTACTGTTAATAATGTTATGGACAAATATCCGTGGTTACAAAGTTATTTAGGTGCGTATATGTTAGGTGGATCTGGTACATATCAAACTAGAGTGGTGAGAGGATAATGGCAGGACAGTTAGATTCATTATTAAAAAAGGTCGCAAAACAGGTTGTATCTGATTTAGGTAGTTCTTTAGATACAACTATCAGTTATACAAAAAAAGGAATTTCACAATACAATATTGAAACTGGAGAGGAGATAAGTATAGATACTACTTTTTCTGATATAAAAGCACCAGTTGAATTTGTGCAGTCAACTGAAGATGATGGTAGAGAGAGAAGAGAGGCGAAGGTTTTTATCACACCTGATTTGATAGGAGATAATCAACCTAGTTTTGAAGATGAGATTACAATAACTTATGCGGGATCTGCAAGGGTTGCACAGATAGTTAATATTGATACGAGGCAGGGTGGTCAAACTTATCTGTTTACTATTTTGGTGAGGTTTTGATGGTTAAAAGTAAAGGTATTGAAAATATAGAAAATGATCTTATTGGTAATTTAGATAGAGATTTTAATATTTTAGTCAGAGCAATTTTAAGTGACTTATCCTCGAGAAGTAAAAGTATTAGTCCAATAGATACTGGATTTTTTATGTCAAGTTGGACTGCTGGAACTCAAAGACCAAGACCAGACCAACCTAGAGAAAGTCATTCTCCGTGGAATACTATTAGACCTACGGGAACTGGTAATCAAAGAAACCCTAATGCAGTAGTAGAACCAAGATTTTTTAATGACATACCAAATTTCAAACCTTTTTCTAAGGTATTTATTGGTAATAGATCAGAGTATGCTGCTAGAGCTTTGGCTTCTAATGAAAGTGATATTCCTCAATATGTGCAAGGTAAACTTAGAGATTTAATACAAAAAACATTTACAGATAAAAAACCCAAATTAGGTATTGCTACATTTGGAACTGGAGTAAAATATCCATCTAGAAATGTCAGATTTGCAGGAGGTGGAATTGGTCAATTTGCAGATCCTAAATCAGTATTTGTTGATTACGAAACCCCATGACTTTAGTAAACACCAGAGCAGCTTTTGAAAAGGCAGTGACAGATGCAGTAGCAAATGTAGATCCTACTGTTGAAATGGTTTATGACAATATGATCTATAAAACACCAGGAAAAAATAAAAAATATGTTGTCATGTCAGTAGATTTTGCACAGGCTACAACTCAAACTCAAGGTACTTCAAAGAATTTTTATTCTGGTGTTATTCAGTGTAATGTTTATTGTCCTAGAGGTAGAGGCACTGCATCGCTATCATCCATTAGTGAAGCTGTTATAGATGGTCTTACTTCTGTTAATGCCAGTGATTATACTGATACGTTTAGTTGCTCCCCAAGAGTATTAGATGTTGTTGGTCCTGCTCCTATTGAATTAGATGACAGTTCACACTTCTTAGGTTTAATATCTTGCCAATTTACCGCTAACGCTTAGTATATAGTAAAGTAATATAATTTTGATATGACAAGAGCAGTTGATCTTCTCAAAAACAGGTTTGGAGTTTCTCAACTTTACAATTTTGATGTAAAACAAAATGATGAAATTATTCTTACTGTTTATTGGCACCCTTTAACTATTGCAGAAAGAGAAGCAATACAGAAGAAATCAAACTCTGATGATGTTAATGACTATGCTTTGCAGATGATGATTGAAAAATCATTAGATAAAGATGGTAATAGGTTATTTCAAGATGGAGATAAGGCTTCATTAAGAAGAGAAGTTGAAGCCTCTGTCCTTGAACAAATACAGTTAGCGATGGTTAATGCTGGTGCTGACAAGGGGGTTGAAGAGGCTAAAGCCGATTTAAAAAGCTAATAAAG